CGACAAGAAAAAACGGTACGCATTCGACGAAGCGGGAAACCTCATATCCCCCCCCTATTCGCTCAAAGTTTAGGGAGGGTTCGACACCGAGGGCGGGAGATTAAAAATACTCCGCAGGCGCGCGCATAACGGGTGTACGCGTTTAAGGGGGTGTGGGTTGACCGGAAAAGGGGGTGATATTTATGGCGACAAAGAAGGACTTGACGAAAGAAGAAAAGATCAAGCGGGAGTTTTCCCGATTGAAGCGCATTTTCAAAGACTTGGACAAAAACAAGTTGCAGACCGTCGAAAGCCTTATCAAGAACGCGGCGTTCATGGCGGTATCCCTTGAAGAATTGCAAGAGATCATCAACGAAGAGGGATACACCGTCGAATACCAAAACGGCGCAAATCAGAGCGGGACGAAGCAAAGCGACGCGGTGAAAACTCATATCGCCATGACAAAAAATCACGCCGCTATTATCAAACAGCTTTGCGATCTTGTACCGCCGGAGAAGAAAAAAGAAAGCCGTTTACAGGCGTTACGGGACGAATAAAAATGCCCTTTTCAAATTACATTTACGAGTATTACGACGGCATTTCTTCCGGAAATATAACCGTCGGCAAGTGGGTTCGCCTTCTGTATGAATACATCGTGAAGGGGCTTCAAGAAGGGCTTTTCACCTTCAACGCGAAGAAGGCAAACAAAGCAATTCGGTTCATCGAAAACTTTTGCCATCATTGCGAAGGGCGCACAGACCTTTTGAAGCTGGAGTTGTGGCAGAAAGCCGCCGTTTCCGTTATGTTCGGGATCGTCGAAGAGGACGGAACGCGCGTCTTTCGTGAAGTGTTTATTGTGATCGGGCGCAAGAACGGCAAAACGCTTTTTGCGTCCGCCGTCATTGCTTACATGGCGTATCTTGACGGCGAATACGGCGCGAAAATATATTGCCTTGCGCCGAAGCTGGAGCAAGCGAACATTGTTTACGATAATTTCTATCAGATGATTAAAAAAGAACCGGAGCTTTCCGACCTATCGAAGAAGCGCCGTTCCGATATTTACATCGAAGAAAGCAATACCGCGATCAAGCCGCTTGCGTTCAACGCGAAGAAATCCGACGGCTTCAATCCGCATTTAGTCGTGAACGATGAAGTCGCGTCGTGGCGCGGCGACGGCGGCTTGAAGCAGTACGAAGTTATGAAATCCGCGCTTGGCGCGCGCCGCCAGCCGATGATCCTTTCGATCTCAACGGCGGGTTACGAAAACGACGGTATCTTCGACGAATTGATGAAGAGATCGACCGCGTTTTTGAAGGGCGGAAGCAAGGAACGCCGCCTTCTTCCCCTGCTTTACATGATCGACGACGTGGAGAAATGGAACGACCTTGAAGAGCTTAAAAAAGCAAATCCGAATATGGGCGTTTCCGTTTCGCCGGACTTCTTCAAAGAGGAAATCGCCGTCGCCGAAATGAGTATGTCGAAGCGGGCTGAATTCCTTACGAAGTATTGCAATATCAAGCAGAATTCTTCCGTCGCGTGGCTTGATTACGTCGTCGTTGACGGCGCAGGAATTCACGCGAAGCTGGAGGATTTCAAGGACAGCTACGCCGTGGGCGGCATAGACCTTTCGCAAACAACGGACTTGACCGCCGCTTCCGTCGTGATCGAGCGGGACGGCGTTCTATATGCCTTCGCACAATTCTTTATGCCCGCGAACCGCCTTGAAACGGCGCAAGCGATCGACGGCGTACCGTATGACATCTTCGTAAAGCAAGGGATCGTCAAGCTATCCGGCGAAAACCACGTCGATTATCACGACGTTTACGAATGGTTTTCTATGCTTCGGGATCAGTACGGAATATATATCTTGAAGATCGGGTACGACCGCTATTCCGCGCAATATCTGATCGACGACTTGAAGAACGCGGGCTGGCAGACGGACGACGTATGGCAGGGTGAAAACCTTGCGCCCGTGATCCGTGAGTTTGAAGGCGTTATCAAGGACGGCAATTTCAAGATTGCCGAAAATAACTTGTTGAAAGCGCACTTCCTCAACGTCGCATTGAAGCACAACATGGAAACGCGGAAGTTCCGTCCCGTGAAGATCGAACAGCGGGCGCGAATTGACGGCTTCGTTTCCGTGATCGACGCGCTGACCGTGCGGCAGAAATATTATAACGAAATCGGCGAAATGCTCAAAAATGCGGGGTGATAAAAACATGGGAGTTTTTGAAACTATCTTCCGGAAGCCGAAAGCCGACTTGAAGGCGGAAGGCTATTTCAAAATGCTAAACGGGTACACGCCCGTTTTCAGCAACGCGCCGGAAAGTATTTACGAAATGGAGCTTACGCGCGCGGCGATACATTCGTTCGCGTCCTTCGCTTCAAAGCTGAAACCGGAGATCAGCGGCACGGCGCAAAAGAACCTTGAACGGACGTTACAGTTCAAGCCTAATCCGTTCATGGATACATCGAAGTTCATTTACAGGATCGCGACGATCCTTTCGGTGAATAATACTTGCTTCATTGTTCCGATCGAAGATGAATTCGGCGGGCTGATCGGGTATTATCCCCTGCTTCCTCAACGGTGCGAAGTTGTCGAGTACAACGGCGCGCCGTTTTTGCGTTATACGTTCGGGAGCGGGCAGAAAGCCGCGATCGAGTTTGAACGCGTCGGCGTAATGACGCAGTTTCAATATACCGACGATTTCTTCGGCGAGAGTAACGCCGCGCTTCGTCCTACAATGCAGTTGATCCATACACAAAATCAAGGAATTATCAACGGCGTTAAAAATTCGGCTTCTATTCGCTTCTTGGCGAAGGTTGCAAATATGTTGAAGCCGGAGGACATCACGAAGGAGCGCAAGCGCTTCACGGCGGATAACCTTTCGGCGGAAAATCAGTCGGGAATGGTGATCTACGACGCGAAGTTTGCCGACGTGAAGCCGATCGAAAGCAAGCCGTTCACGGTCAACGCCGCGCAGATGGCGCAGATCAACGAAAACGTGTTTAACTACTTCGGCACGAATGCGGGCATTCTGCAAAACAAATACACGGAGGACGAATGGAACGCGTATTACGAAGGCAAGATCGAGCCTTTCGCGATCCAGCTTTCGCTTGTTATGTCGAATATGACGTACACGGCGCGGGAATTGTCCTTCGGGAACGCGATCACGTTTACCGCGAACCGCTTACAATACGCGAGCAATCAAACGAAGCTGAATATCAGCACACAGTTATTTGACCGCGGCTTGCTGAACCGCAACGGCGTTATGGACGTTTGGAACATGGCGCACGTTGAGGGCGGCGAGAAATATTATATCCGCAAGGAATACGCGGAAGTTTCAGAATTGGGAAAGGAGGTTACACCAAATGCCAAAAAAGACGGATCGGGAGTACCGAACAATGATCCAGCCGCTATTGATCCCGACGGCGGCGGAGAAGCGAATTGATACGGATTTCTACGTGGAGGGCTACGCAACAACGTTCGACAAGCCCTATTTGCTGTATGAGTGGGACGGGAACAAATATTACGAACGGATCGACCGGAACGCCCTTGCGGGTGCGGATATGTCCGACGTAATCATGCAGTATAACCACGGAGGAAAGGTGCTTGCCCGCCTTTCCAACGGGACGCTGGGCGTTGAAGCTAACAATAACGGGCTTTTCACGTTCGCGGACTTGTCGAAATCGCGCGCGGCACAAGATATGTTCGAGGAAATCAAGAACGGACTTGTTACGAAAATGTCGTGGGCTTTCCGTGTATCGGAAGATAGCTACGACCGCGACACACGCACACGCACGATCTTGAAAATTGCGAAGGTTTACGACGTTTCGGCGGTATCCATTCCGGCGAACGCCGATACCGATATTTCGGCACGATCCTATTTCGACGGAGTGATCGAAAGGGAACAGCAGGAGCGGCTGGAACGCCGGAAGAAACTTTTGAAAATCAAACTAATGACGGAGGTTTAACACAATGAGAATTAAAGAAATCGAAGCCCGCCTTGCGGCTATCAAGCAGGAGATCGAACAACGCGGCGACGCTATGACCGCCGCAGAGATTGACGCGCTGGAGCAGGAAACCACACAGCTTACCGAAGAGCGCGCCGGACTGATTGCCGCCGCCGAGAAGCGCAACGGCATTCTTGACAATATCGCGAAGGGCGCGGGCATTGTTTCCCGTTCCTTCCAGCAGAACAACGGCGACGACAACGCCGCGCCCGATGATCCCTTCGGTACGCCCGAATATCGTTCCGCGTGGCTGAAAAACATTCGCCGCCTTCCGCTGAACGACGCAGAGAAGCGCGCATTCAGCAACGCCAGCGGCGCGGGTGCGGAGGTTATCCCGACGCAGACCGCGAACGAGATTATCAGCAAGGTAAAGACGCTTGCGCCTATGCTGAATGAAGTTACCCTTCTGCACGTCAAGGGCGCTGTAAAGTTCGCGATCGAAGGCACGAACAACGCCGCCGCGATCCACACCGAGAACGCAAGCATTACCGCCGCCGCTGACACGCTGACCACCGTTTCCCTTTCCGGTTACGAGATCGTCAAGCTGGTTCAGATTTCCGATACTGTAATGACTATGAGCATTACCGCGTTTGAAAGCTGGATCGTCAATATGCTGGCGGAAGCTATCGCCCGCAAAGTCGAAGATTTGCTTATCAACGGCACGGGTTCTTCCCAGCCGAAGGGCATTGACAACGCGAACACTTGGGACGCGACCAACAGCGTTACCGCTGCAAAGACGGGCGCACTTACCGCCGCAAACGTCCAGACGCTGATCGGGCTTCTGCCTTCCGGCTACGACCGTAACGGCAAGTTCGTTATGAACAAGAAAACCTTGTTCACCGACTTTATGCCGTTGCAGGACAACAGCAAGAACCACATTGTAACCGTGCAGAACAACGCGTACTTCGTGTACGGCTATCCCGTTCTTCTGTCTGATTACGTCGCGGATCACGAAGCCTTCTTGGGCGACTTCAAGAAGGTTTGCGCGAACCTTGCTGAAAATATCGGCGTGAAGAGCGCCTACGACATCGACACGAACAGCTACAAATATAGCGGTATCGCGATCTTCGATTGCGCGCCCGCTATCGGTGAAGCCATCGTGAAGCTGGTCAAGGCGACCGACTAAAGCGGGAGGGCTGACAAATGCTTGACAAGGTAAAGCTGGCGTTGCGGTTGAGCGGGACGGCGCTTGACGGTGAAGTTTCCGATCTCATAAACGCGGCGATCGCTGATCTTCGCCTTGTCGGTATCAACATTCCGGCGGAAGCGGGATCGTCCAGTAAAACGCTGGGCGATCCCCTTCTTGATCGGGCGGTTGTGCTTTATGCAAAGGCGGAATTCGGCTTCAATGACGACGCGGAGCGTTACCGCAACGCATACGATTATTTGAAGTGCGCCTTGTCGCTGACCGCTGATTACACCGAGGAAAGCGAGGGCGAATAAATGAGATGGGGCGAACAAATAACCTTGATCGCCTTGTCTGAACCTTCGCCGCGCACGAACGAACACGGCTTCCCCGTCGCCCGCACAGAAACCGCGACAACGGTTTTCGCTGACAAGAAATCCGTGGGTTTTTCGGAGTTCTACAAGGCGCAACAGGCGGGCTATACAACGGAATTAAAATTCGACGTGCATTCCTTCGAGTATGAGGAACAGCAGATCGTGGAATATCCCGTTTCGAGCGGGAAACGGTATCGCGTCCTTCGGACGTACACGCACGGGAACGGAGAATTTACAGAGTTGACGCTGGTTAATCTTCCGGAAGCGGAAGGGGGCGGCGGCAATGGCGAAGTTTAATGTTGTCGGGCTTGACGACGTACAAGAAGCAATGCTTCGGCAAGACGCAATCGTTGAAGAAGCCGTGCCGGAAATGCTCAAAGCGGGCGGCGCAGTAATGCAGAAGGCACAGCAAGAAGAGATCAAGACAAGGTTCAACAGCAGACGAAGCACGGGGGCGCTTCTTGCGTCCATCAAAGTATCCGCCGTGAAAGAGATCGACGGCGGAAAACGGGTTGAAATCTATCCGAACGGAAAGGACAAGCACGGAGTACGCAACGCGGAAAAAGGCTTCGTTCTTAATTACGGGCGTTCAAATATGCCCGCGCGCCCGTGGTTCACGGCGGCGAATGAAAAGGCGGCGGACGACGTTGTTTCGGAAATGCGCCGCGTATGGGAGGAAAAGCAAAATGAAGAACGTTGACAGCTTGTTAAAAGCGGAGCTTGAAAAGCTGGGCGTTCCCGTCGAACGCCTTAAATACGGCGGGAAGGCGGCTTGCTTTATCGTCTATCAGCTTGTCGTGGGGCGCGACACGTTCTTTTCAGACGATGAAGAGGGCGCGCAGGAATTCACGTATCAAGTACATGTCTATTCAAAAACGGATTACATCGACATTCTTCAACGCTTGAAAACAGCGTTGAAGGCGGCGGGGTTCTACGCGATCACGATAGACGCGGAAACATACGAGCAGGACACGGGATATTACCACATTCCCGTTGAAATCAAGTATATGGAGGTATGACACATGGCAACAATCGGTTTGCGCGATCTTTACCGCGCACCCATCACGATCGGCACGTCCGGCGCGGAGGAATACGGAACGCCCGTGCGTATGGCGAAAGCTATTTCGGCGGAGCTTTCCGTTGAAGTCGCCGAAGCGATCCTTTATGCAGACGACGGCGCGGACGAAGTTGTAAAAGAATTCGTATCCGGAGAAATCACGCTGAACGTGAACGATCTTCTTCCGGCTGATCTTGCCGCCCTGCTTGGACAGAAGCAGGACACGGACAAGGTTGTTTACGGTTCTGACAGCGACGAAGCGCCCTATACCGCAATCGGCTTCCGCGCGAAGAAGGCGGGCGGAACGTACAAGTACATTTGGCTTTACAAGGTCAAATTCGCGATCCCCGATGAAAACTACACCACGAAGGGCGACAGTATCGAATTTACTACGCCGGAGATCGTCGGACAGTTTATCAAGCGTTCCGACGGATTGTGGAAGGCTGAACACGTCGCAGAGCCTACGAACAGCGTGGCGGCGGCTTGGTTCACTTCCGTTCGCGAACCTAATAACGCGGGCGGTTAATCGAATATCGAAAGGAGGAACGGCGGGAAGTCTGAAAAAGGCTTCCCGCCTTATTCTGCTATGAGCGCAATTAAAGACGGACGCTTCCCGATCATGCTGGACAAGGAAAGACACCTTCTTTTCAGTCTGAACGCGATCGACGAAATGCAAGACAAATTCGGCGGCTTTGATCGCCTTGATACCGTGCTTTCCGGCAAGGACAGCATTAAAAATCTTCGCTGGCTTCTGACCGTGCTTTTGAATGAGGGCGCGGCGGACGACGAAGAACCGCTTACCGAAAAACAGGTGGGCAAGCTCATTCATGCGGGCAATTTCGACGACGTGAAAGCGGCGATCTTCAAATCCTTTTCTATGGGCAACAACGGAACGCCCGAACCGCCCGAACGGGACGAAGAGGAAGAGGACGGCGAAGAGGACATCGAAAAAAACGCGACAGCGGGCAAGGAATAATCGACCTTGCCCGCCTTCTTTATATCGGCGTAACGCTTCTTCGCTGGAGCGAAGCCGAAGTATGGCGCATGACACCGTATAAAATTTTGACGCTTTTCAAAATTCATCGTGAATTCAATCCGGATCGTTTCAAGCCCGTTCCGAAAGAAGTTGATATTGACGACGTGCTGGGAGGGATATAAATGGCGAAAGAAGAGCAGATCAAAACATCAATCGACCTTACAGGCGAAAAAGAGTATCGCGCCGCTTGCACTAATATAAATTCTTCCCTTCGCGAAATCGGATCGGAAATGAAGCTGACGACGGCGGAGTTCGCCGACAACGCCGACAGCGTGGAAGCGCTGACCGCGAAACAGAAGCTATTACAAAAGCAGTTCGACGAACAGGCGAAGAAGGCAGAAGCGGCGGAAAAGGCATTGAAGAAAATGCGCGATAACGGTATCGAACCGACAAATCCCGCATATCAGAAAATGCAAACAAATCTGAACAACACCAAAGCCGACATGGTGAAAATTCAAAAGGAAATCGACGACACTTCTAAAAAGCTGAAAAGCTCAAAAGTGGATTGGGAGAGCGTCGGCGAAACCGTCGGCAAAGTCGGAAAGGCGATCGGCGCAGCTTGCGCGGCTATGGGTGCGGCGATCGGCGCGGCGGGTGCGGCATTCTTCGGGCTTGCCGAAGAAACACGCGAAGCCCGCGAAAATATGGGCAAACTTGAAACCAGCTTCACAACGGCGGGACATTCGGCAGAGGACGCGAAGAACACCTACACGGAGTTGTACGGCATTCTTGGCGACGACGGACAGGCGACGGAAGCCGCCGCCCACCTTGCGAAGCTGACTACGAATGAAAAAGAGCTTTCGGACTGGACAAACATTTGCACGGGCGTTTACGCGACCTTCGGCGACAGCTTGCCGATTGAAGGCTTGACCGAAGCCGCGAACGAAACGGCAAAAACGGGATCAATCACGGGCAATCTTGCCGACGCGCTGAATTGGGCGGGCGTTTCCGAAGATGATTTTCAAGCCAGCCTTGACGCTTGCACGTCGGAGCAGGAGCGGCAAGCCCTTATTACGTCCACGTTGAACGGGCTTTATTCCGAAGCGGCGGACAAGTACAGAGAGGTAAACGGAGACATTATCGACGCGCAGAAGGCAACGGCAAATCTGAACAGCGCTATGGCGGCGCTGGGCGCGATTGCTGAACCGATCATTACAAAGCTGAAACAGCTTGCGGCGGAGCTTTTGCAGGAGATAACGCCGTTCGTCGAGCTTATCGGAAAAGGCTTGACGGGTGCGCTTTCCGGAGCGGAGAGCGCGGCGGAGGACTTCACAGACGGCTTGCTGGGTATGGTTACGTTCGCGATCGAGAAGCTAACGGAAATGTTGCCGACCTTCCTTGAATTTGCGGTGAAGATGATCGCGAATATCGCGACGGGCATAGCTCAATCGTTGCCGACGCTTGTTCCTTCGCTGGTTCAGCTTGTAACGGACATCGTGCAAGTTCTGATCGACAATATCCCGTTGCTGATTGACGCGGCTTTACAGCTTGTAACAGGGCTGGCGGAAGGCATTATAAACGCGATCCCCGTTCTTGTTGCGGCGCTTCCGCAGTTGATAACCAGCTTGATCGACGGGTTGCTTTCCGCAATCCCGCAGATCATTCAAGCGGGTATCGACCTTCTAACGGCGTTAATTACCGCCCTTCCGGAGATCATCACAACGATTGTTGAAGCAATCCCGCAGATCATCGAAGGCATTATCACGGCGCTTATGGAGAACATACCGCTTATCATTCAAGCGGGCATTGATCTTCTTGTCGCGCTCATACAGGCATTGCCGCAGATTATAACGACGATCGTTCAAGCGATCCCGCAAATCATAAGCGGCATTGTAAACGCGCTGATCGGCAACATCGACCAAATCATTATGGCGGGCGTTCAGCTTTTCGTGGCGCTCATTCAGAATTTGCCGACGATCATAGTTGAAATTGTGAAGGCAGTTCCGCAGATTGTTTCCGGCATTGTGCAAGCGTTCGCGTCGCTGGGCGGCGAAATGATAAACGCGGGCGCAAACCTTCTTCACGGCTTGTGGGAAGGTATCAGCGGCGCGGCTTCGTGGTTGTGGGAAAAGGTATCCGGCTGGGCTTCGTCCCTTGTTTCGGGTATCAAGGACTTCTTCGGCATTCATTCCCCGTCAACGGTATTCGCTGAAATCGGCGGCAACATGGCGGACGGCGTGGGCGTAGGCTTCACCGACAACATGGGCGGCGTTGAAGGCGATATGACCGCCGCAATGGGCGGAGCGGGCGCGCTGACGGCGGCGGAAGCAGTAAACGCCGTGAACAACGGCATTATTGCGAACATTGAAGGCTTGTCCGGAGCGGTGAACGCGATCGTCGAGCGGGTTATTACCGGACTGACGGCGCAAGCCCAGCGTTTCAATCAAGCCGGACAGGACTTCGACAAGAACATAGCTTCCGGCATGGTGGCGGGGATCGTACAGATCACGCAGAAAGTGCCGCAGATCGCGCAAAGCATTGTTACCGCATTCACGGCACAACATCAAAAGTTCGTAACAGAAGGAACGAACATCGACAAGAGCATAGCGCAAGGAATGATCGCGGGTATCCCGCAGATCACGGGCAAGGTTGCACAAATCATTCAGCCCGTTATTACCGCGCTTCGCTCTTACGTATCGGAGTTCACGGCGGCGGGCGAAGAGATGGTGCGCGGCATTTGGCAGGGCTTTCAAAATATGTCCGGCTGGCTTGAAAGCCGCGTCCGCTCTATGATGAGGGACATTGTGGCGGCGGTTGAAGAGGAAATGGACATCAATTCCCCGTCGAAGGTTTTTGCCCGTATCGGTTCGTACATGGCGCAGGGCTTGGGCGAAGGCTTCGCCCGCGAAATGCGCGACGTTGAAAGTTCGATCCGGCGCGAAACGTCGAACGCCGTTCCGGAAATCCGATCCGGAGAGGGGCGCGACACGCGCGGCGGCGGTACGCCTTCCGTTGAAGTTGTGCAAAACATCTATGCGAACGAAACGAGCTACGCCGAACAGCAAAGACAGGCGGCGCGGCAGTTCCGGCAGATTGCGCGGGAGGTTATGGCATGAGGACACAAGAAAAATTGATCTACACGAACGAGCGCGGGGAAAGCATAGAGTTTTCCCCCGCTTCTTCGTATCACGTAAACTTCAAGGACGTTACCGGACTTTCCGACGTGCGGAACGCTATTTACAGCACAAACAGCATGGGGCAGGACGGCGACACGTACTTGGGCTATCGGATCGAAAGCCGCGATATTGACATCGTGGGATACATCAAGGAGCGGGACAAGCAAGCGGCGCAGAACCTACGCCGGAAGCTGAACCGCATATTAAATCCGCAGTACGAAGCAACGTTGACGTATGTTTTCGGCGACTTCCGGCGGGTGATCGGGTGCAAGATCGACGACGCGCCGATCTTCAAGCGAAAGCCGATCTTCGAGCAATTCACGGTTAGCTTGTCTTGCCTTAATCCTTTTTGGAGAGAGGAAACGGAAACGCGCGAGGACATAGCAACGTGGATCGGCGGCTTTGAATTCCCCGTTCCGGACGGGCTTGAGCTTTACGACGGCTGGGAAATCGGCTATCGCCAGCCGTCGCTGATTGTGAACGTCTACAATTCCGGCGACGTGAAAAGCGGTATCCGGATCGAGTTCCGCGCGATCGGCGCGGTTACAAATCCCGTATTGCTGAACGTCGATACACGGGAGTTTATCAAGCTGAATATTTCGCTTGTAGCGGGCGACGTTTTAACCGTTTCCACGGGCTACGGTGAAAAAGCCGTGAAGCTGAACCGTGGCGGCACGATTACAGACGCGTTCCGTTATCTCAACGTTGATAGTTCGTATTTGCAGATCGCCGTGGGCGACAATCTCTTCCGCTATTCGGCGGACGCGAACGCCGAAAATCTCGAAGTTTCGATCTATCACAATAACTTGTATTTGGGGGTGTAACGCGGTGGAATTATACGTTTATAGCCGCGATATGACACTTCAAGGGATCGTCGAAAAGATTTCGTCCTTGATATGGACGCGGCGTTATTGGAGTTGCGGCGAATTCAAGTTGCTTGTTCCCTTCACGGAGGAACACGCCCGCTTGCTGGTGAAGGAAAATATCATCATCAAGCGCGGCGGCAACGAAGCGGCGGAAATACGCTATATTCACATCACGAAGAATTCACAGGGCATGGAGGAAATAGAGGTTCAAGGCAAGTTCCTTCTTTCGTGGATCGGCAAGCGTATTTTGACAACGCAGATCATCACGAAGGACACGACACAGAACATTCTATACGCCATTGTGAAGCAAACTTGCACGAACGCAGGAGCGGCGCGCAATATCCCGAATTTCAGCATATCCACGACCGACGCAGACACCGGAAGCGGGCAGATCGACTATACTTCGGAGCAGTACGCGAACGCCCAGCTTGCGGCGGAAACAGCGGCGAAGGCGGCGAAGCTGGGTATTCGGGTTCTGACAAATGCCCGCACGGGCAAGCATACCTTTTCCGTTTACGAAGGGCGCGATCTTACGGCGGGCAATACCGCGGGGAATGCGCCTTGTATCTTTTCACAGGAATTCGACAACATCGTGGAACAGGAATACACGAACAGCGTTGAAAACCTTAAAACAACGGCTTACGTCGGCGGAGAGGAAAAAGAAGGCGTAACGCGGAAGGTTGCCGAAGTCGGCGGCAGTTCGACGGGGCTTTCCCGCGACGAAGTTTTCATCAATGCAACGGACATCGTGCAGGAATACGAAAACGAGAGCGGGCAGACCGTAACGCTTACCGACGCGCAATATTTAGCGCTTCTTTCCGCGCGCGGCGTTGAAGAGCTGGAGCAATACGCGGAAACGCTGGCTTTCGGCTCAAAGATCAACACGAACGCGAATTTGAAGTACGGCACGGACTACGATTTAGGCGATCGGGTAACGTGTATCAATAAGCGCTGGAACGTCCGCATTGACGTTCGCATAACGGAGATCGCGGAAACCTACGAAACCAGCGGCGAAGAAATAGATATTACCTTCGGCGAGAGCTTGCCCGCGCTTCTGACACAAATTCGGCAGATTACGAAATAAAGGAGGGCTTCACAGCATGGAAAAATCAAGTTTCTTCAACAGCGTTTCGCACGATCGCACGTACAAAGCGGAGGATTGGGCGGAATACTTCGCTTCGTTCATCGGGAACGGCGTTTTCCCCGTCCCTTCGACGGGGCTTCAAGTCGTCGCAAACGACGGAATGAAGCTGAACGTAAAAACGGGAAAAGCGTGGATCAATGGTTACTTCTACTTCAACACGGGCGATCTTGCCGTCGAGCTTGACACAGCGGACGGACAGTTGAACCGCATTGATCGCGTTGTCGTCCGCTGGGATTTGACAAACCGCGTTATGTCGGTGAAGGTCAAATCCTCTTCGTTCAGCGCGTCCCCTACCGCGCCCGCATTGCAGAGGGACGCGGACATTTACGAGCTTGCGCTGGCGGACATCTACGTGGGCGCGGGCGTAACAGCTATCACACAAAGCAAGATCACGGATCAGCGCTTGAACACGTCGCTTTGCGGCGTTGTTGCCGCCGTCGTTCAGCAGATCGACACAGCGGCTTTTAACGCACAGCTTCAAGCGTGGTTCGCTGAATATCAATCCCTTTCGGCGGCGGAGTACAACACGCTTGTTTCGTATATGAATTCGCTGAAATTGCAGGGCGACGCGCAATACGACGCGTTCGAGCAACACATGGCGGATTTTGAAACACAGGCGGCGGCGGACTTCAACGCATGGTTCAACGGCTTGCAAACCGTCCTTGACGATAACGCGGCAACAAACCTTCTGAACATCACGAACGCGCTTGACGCGCGCGTGGATA